AAAGAGTGTCCATCTTTTAATGTCGGAGAATGGTATGCAGAATATAGGGCAAGAGCCTGACGCAACCTTTATAACTCACGAACCATGCCCTTCATGTGGTAGTAAGGATAATCTTGCTAGATATTCTGATGGGCATGGTTATTGTTTTGGGTGTCAGCATTATGAAAAAGGTACAGAAATGGAAGAAGCACAATCCAATGGCAGTCTTGATACGTTCCCCATTTTACAGACAACAAAAAGTCGTGAGCAAGAAATTGTACTCACGAAAGGGGAAGTCAAAGCACTATCCAAAAGGAAAATAACTAAAGAGACTTGTAATAAGTTTGACTATCGTGTTGGTACACACTTTGGAAACAAATGTCAGATAGCAAACTACAAGTCAGGCAATAAAATTATTGCACAAAAAATACGCTACCCAAATAAACAGTTTGCATGGGTGGGGTCAGGTACAGACGCAGGATTATTTGGTCAACACCTTTGGAAAGAAGGTGGCAAGATGCTTTGTATAACTGAAGGTGAGATTGATTGTATGAGTCTTAGTCAAGTACAAGGTAATACTTGGGCAGTAGTCTCTGTAAAAAATGGAGCACAAGGGGCAAAGAAAAACATTCAACAAAATTTAGAATGGGTTGAGTCCTATGAAACTGTGGTGTTCATGTTTGATAATGACAAAGCAGGTATCGAAGCTGCTGAATCTTGTGCCAGTATACTGACCCCAGGGAAAGCTAAAATTGCTACCCTACCTTTAAAAGACGCTAACGATATGTTAGTTGAAGATAGAGGTAAGGAATTACTACAAGCAATGTGGAACGCAAGAACATACAGACCTGATGGTATCGTGGGTGGAGAAGATTTATGGAAGACAGTATCAACTAATGAAACTTTTTATTCAGTTGACTACCCATTTCAAGGTCTTACAGAAAAAACGCATGGTTTACGTAAATCAGAATTAACTTGTATAACTGCAGGTTCAGGTATAGGGAAGTCTGCTCTTGTTAGGGAGATAGGGTACAACCTTATTACTAAGGGAGAAAAAGTTGGATTCATTATGCTTGAGGAGACAGTCAAAAGAACTGCTCTTGGACTTATGGGGTTGCATCTTAACAAACCTTTACATCTTGGTAGTGTTCCTACCGAAGACAATTCTCTTAGAGATGCGTTTGATTTTTGTATCGGCAATGGCAGGACTTACTTCTACGATTCTTTTGGGAGCACTAGCATTGATAATCTTCTCAACCGAATACGCTTTCTTGCACAGGGAGCAGAGTGCGATTGGATTATTCTTGACCACCTTTCTATTGTGGTATCAGGTCTTGGGGATGGGGACGAAAGGCGTTTAATTGATAATGCTATGACTTCTCTCGCCACTATAGTACAAGAAACAGGGATAGGTTTAATACTTGTGTCTCATTTAAAACGCCCTTCAGGTGATAAAGGGCACGAAGAAGGGGCAACTACATCTTTATCTCAACTAAGGGGTAGCCATGCGATTGCTCAATTATCAGACATGGTTTTATCTTTGGAGAGAAATCAACAGGGAGATGACCCTAATTTAACAACAGTACGTGTGTTAAAAAATAGGTTTAGTGGTGAGACAGGCGTAGCTTGTCATTGCTTATACACTCCTGAAACGGGGCGTATGACTGAAACTAACCCTGAGTTTAATGAAGAAGGTGTAGAGGAGTTTTAAATGCCAATACTATATGAATTATTATTAACAGTTTGTTTAAATGGGGAATGTCATTTCCAACCTATAGAATATTTTGATGACCTAGATAAATGTCTTATTGAAAAACATGAACATGAAATATTACCTATAGATGGTAGGTATAAAACAGTTACTTATGAGTGCAATATTCATGGGGCAGAGGGGGTTTAAATGTGGGGCAAGGTAATGCAGATAACAACAGAGATACAGTTAGGAAACAAATGTCACAGAACTTACGGGAACAGTATGTATGCCAATTTCAAAAAGCTATGGAGCAAGATGTTGACATACCTTACAACGCTAAAACATTATATCTTAGAGAAAGTTTAATTGAGGAAGAATTTAAAGAACTAAGTGCAGAGATACAAGATGCTATTGCAGAGTTAGAGCATGGTGGTGAGGTAACTAAAGCTACCCAAGAAAAGATATTAAAAGAACTGTGCGACTTGTTATATGTTGTTTCAGGATTTGCAGTTACCTTTGGGTTGTCTGTTCAACCTGCATTTAATCGTGTGCATGAAAGTAATATGAGTAAGCTAGAAGAAGGAAGACCTATCTATTCAGAATGGGGAAAAGTTCTTAAAGGTAAAAACTATAAACCACCAACTCTAGGAGACTTACTGTGAGATATGTATTTGATATTGAGACAGATGGTTTACTAGATGATGTTACCCTTGTTCATTGTCTTGTATTAAAAGATATAGACAATGGTGACATTATTTCTTTTACTCAAAAAGATTGGCATGAAGGTGTCAAACTATTACAAGATGCTGAATTAATTATAGGGCATAACATTATAAAGTATGACATACCTGTACTTAAAAAACTTTATGGGTTCTTTAATCCTAAAGGAATTATTAGAGATACACTTGTCTGTACACGTTTAATATGGGCAGACGTAAAGCAAAGTGATTTTGGTAGAAAAGATTTTCCGACTAAACTTATTGGTTCTCATAGTCTTAAAGCATGGGGTTATAGAATTGGTAACTATAAAGATGAGTATGCAGGTGGTTGGGAAAACTTTAGTCAAGAGATGTGGGAGTATTGTATACAAGATGTAGAAGTTACTGCAACTCTATGGCAAAAGATTGTTGATAAAAATTATAGTGAAGATGCTATAGAACTGGAGCACGAATTAAATGAAATTATTTACAGACAGGAAGTGGCAGGATTTGCCTTTGACAGCAAAGCTGCAGGTTTGTTATATGCAGAGTTGTCAAGTAGAAAGCATCAACTTACGAAAGAACTTTCGGATGCGTTCCCTGATTGGGAAATTAAAACACCTTTTGTTCCGAAAGTAAATTCAAAAAAGTTTGGGTATGAGAAAGGTGTACCTACGCATAAAGTTAAATCTATACAGTTTAATCCTAGTAGTCGTGACCATGTTGCAAACAGGTTGCAGACTTTACGTGGGTGGCAACCAAAAGATTTTACTAATGATGGAAAACCTAAAGTGGATGAAGAAGTATTATCACATTTAGATTATCCCGAAGCTAAACTTCTAGTGGAGTATTACACCTTGATTAAACGTCTTGGTCAACTAGGAGATGGTGCACAAGCATGGATGAAAGCAGAAAAGAAGGGGCGTATACATGGTTCAGTAAATAGCAATGGTGCTGTTACAGGACGGGCAACACACGCCTACCCGAATATTGCCCAATGCCCTGCTAATGGAGTTGCGTATGGTAAAGAGTGTCGTGCTTTATTTACTGTGGGGGCAGGTAACATTCTTGTAGGTGCTGATGTTTCAGGTTTGGAATTAAGATGTCTAGCACACTATATGGCTAAGTATGACGGGGGTGACTATGCAGAGAAGGTTGTTCATGGAGACATTCATACAGAGAACCAACAGAAGGCGAACATTACAGAAGCCCAAGGTGGACGTAACGCCAGTAAAAAATTCATCTATACATTCTTGTATGGTGGGGGTGCAACCAAAATTGGAGAAGCAGTTGGGGGGACACCAAAAGAAGGGCAGAAATTAAAGACTACATTCCTGAAAGCATTACCTGCTTTAAATACTCTTATAACAAAAGTCCAAGCTGCATCTAAGAAAGGTTACTTAATTGGTTTGGATGGTAGACGTATAAGAGTACGGGCAGAATTTGCTGCATTAAATACTTTATTACAATCAGCAGGAGCATTGATTTGTAAGCGTTGGTTAATAGAGTTTGATAGAGCATTAAAGAGTAAAGGACTAGAAGCGTACTGTAAGCAAGTAGCTTGGGTGCATGACGAAATACAACTTGAAGTTATGAAAGGGTACGAAAAGGATGTCGGTAACACAGCAATCGAGTCGATTAAAAAGGCAGGAGAGTTCTTCAGTATCAGATGCCAACTTGACGGGGAATATAAAGTCGGTAGCAACTGGTCTGAAACCCACTAAAGAAAACAGAAAGAAATTTGATATTGATTTAGCTTATGGAAAAGTACATGAAGAAAAAATAATTTCCATGCTCCAAGATAAAAAGATTGAAGTTAAAACAGAACGTGGTATGTGGAGCAAGACAGGAAATATTGCTATTGAGTTTGAATCTTATGGTAAACCTTCAGGTATCAATGCTACTGAATCTGATTATTGGTTTCATAATTTAGCAATAGATGATGAAGTCTATTGTACGTTGGTATTCTCAACACCAATGTTAAAAAATATTGTTGAGAAACTAGATGACCATAAGGTTGTCAAGGGTGGAGATAATTGGGCATCCAAAATGTTCTTAGTTAATTTATCTAAACTCTTTTCTACAGACACACTTAAACTTTTCAAGGAGAAAATCAATGGCAAGGACGCTTCTAATTGATGGCGATATTGTTGTCTACCAATATGCTTCTACAGTAGAACAGGAAGTAGATTGGGGTGATGACGTATGGTCAATGTGGGCAGATGCAAAAGAAGGTAAACAGTTAATCCTACAATATTTAGATATTCTAATGGAAAAGACTTTAGCAGATGATATGTTATTTTGTTTTTCTGATAAGGATAACTTTCGTAAAACAATCGAACCTACTTATAAATCTAATCGTAAAGGTAAAAGAAAACCTGTTATCTATCTACCTTTAAAGAAATGGATAGAGGATAACTATCGTACCGAACAATGGACAGGATTAGAAGCTGATGATGTCATGGGTATCTTAGCTACTTGTAATCAAATAATAGAAGGAGAAAAAGTAATTGTGTCTGAAGATAAAGACATGATGACAATACCTTCCTTATTGTGGAGACAGGGGGAGATGTTAGATATTAGTGAAGAAGAAGCAGATTACAACCATCTATTACAAACATTGAAGGGCGATACTACTGATGGATATAGTGGACTACGAGGGGTTGGCGAGGTTAAAGCGAAAACAATACTTAAAGTACCTGTATGGAAAAGTGTTGAAGATGCTTTTATCAAAGCAGGTTACACAAAAGAAGATGCTTTAGTACAAGCTAGGTTAGCTAGAATATTAAGAGCAGAAGACTACAATTTTGAATTTGACCAACCTAGAGAATGGAGTCCTAAATGACAACAATGATAAACGTCCCTACAAAGAAAGCTACTGAGGAACATGAACGTCATTTAGATTATATGGCAAGAAGGTCAAGGGAAGAAGAAGAACAGAAAGAGTTGTTAAAACAATACACTTTATTTGATGAGGTTGAAGAAGATTGCCCCGTTAATCCAAGTCATTATAACACACTCAAGATACAACCAATGACATACATCCTAGCAAACGATTTAGATTTTTGTGAGGGGTCTGTTATTAAATACGTTAGTCGGTGGCGAATGAAGAATGGTATTACTGACTTAAAGAAAGCAATACGAAACTTAGAACTATTAATTAAAAATGAAGAAGGGAAGCAGTAAATGATACCGAATCGTCACTATGGAATGACATTACCAATATCAGAAGAAATAGACACAATTAAATACAGACAAAAGGGGGAAGATTTTTATTCAAAAATTGTTCGTATTGCAGGAGCACTAAAAGATAGTGCAACTCACTTTGAAGAATTTAAAGATGCTTTACGTACTATGCGTTTTCTCCCTGCAGGTAGAGTGCAAAATGCTATGGGGGCAACTCGCAAGACAACTGCATTTAATTGTTTTGTGTCAGGAACTATTGACGATTCAATGGATAGTATTATGGGTAGAGCATCCCAAGCTGCAGAAACTATGCGTAGAGGTGGTGGTATTGGTTATGATTTTTCTAAGCTACGCCCAAGAGGAGATTTAATTAAATCTTTAGACTCTAAAGCATCAGGTGCTGTTTCTTTTATGGGCATCTTTGATTCTGTTTGTCAGACTATTGCTTCATCAGGACATAGGCGTGGAGCACAAATGGGTGTGCTACGTATTGACCACCCCGACATTGAGCAGTTTATTACAGCAAAACAAAACTCAACATCACTTACAGGTTTTAATATTTCTGTAGGAGTAACAGATGAATTTATGAGATGTTTAAAAGAAGAACGCCCTTTCCCTCTAACCTATGAAGGTAAAGTCTACAAGGAAGTAGACCCTGTTGCTTTGTGGGATATGATTATGAGAAGCACATGGGATTGGGCAGAACCTGGGGTATTGTTTATTGATACTATTAATAAAATGAACAACCTACATTACTGTGAAACTATCGCTGCAACTAACCCATGTGGAGAACAACCTCTACCACAATTCGGTGCTTGTCTGTTGGGTTCTTTTAATCTTACTAAATATGTATGGGATAAGTCTTTTGATTTTGGTGCGTTTGTAAGGGATATCCATGTAGTTGTAAGAGCAATGGATAATGTTGTGGATAGGACTATCTACCCATTAGAAGAACAAAAAGCAGAAGCACTTAATAAAAGACGTATGGGTTTAGGAGTTACTGGTTTGGCAAACGCTGCTGAAATGTGTGGTTATCCTTATGCGTCAAAAGGTTTCAATGAGTTCACAGAAAAAGTAATGACAGAATTACGTGACCATTGTTATTCTGCGTCTTGTGATTTAGCAAAAGAAAAAGGTAGTTTTCCTTTATATGATGAATATCAATACTTACAAAGTAAATTTGTAAAAACTCTTAGCCCTTGGGTACAAGATAAAATTAAAGAATGTGGT